CACCACCACCACCACCACCACCACCACCACCACCACAACCACCACCATTAAATGTACCATTATTTTTTGAATCTAATGCAATAGTTCGGGAAAGTGGCGAATATGCATTTAATCGTGAGCTAATTGTTTCTTTAATATTTTCCCGTTGCATCATAAGTTGGTTGTTAGTAGGTGGCTGTAAACTATTTCCATTTCCATGCCCATTATTGTGTGTATCAAAATTACCCATTGGTGCATAGGCAGCTCGTGATAGTGGTGAGTATTGGGAAAGTCTTTCATTAGTTTGATCTTTATAAGATGTTTTGCCTTTTTCCTGTAATTGAACACGACTATCCATACCATAAATATTCATACCAAAATCTTGAGATGGTTTAATCATAGGTGGATAATAATGAGTGACATTATCAAAAGTCATATTATCAAGTTTGCTATTCATATTCTGACGATAATCACTTTTCATTGCAATATCACTGTTTTTATCATAACCATATTCACTGTATCGTAACATGTTTGGATTCACAGGTTCACTTTCCTGTGAGCTATACTGATTTTTACGTGGCATATTATTGGGCGCGTTTTTTTGCATGCTGTTTTGCATGCTGTTTGACATATTACTGGGCATATTAGCAGGCATATTTATATATTCAGCAGGTTCTTTACCTGGTTTTGGCGGTTGATTAAATTGATCCCTAAAGTTAGGGGCACTTCCTGAATAGAAATTTTGCATACTATGAGTTGTAATACGCTCATTATATTGATTACGATGTTCATCTGATTTAAGAGTTCTAGATATTTTTTCAGTTGGTATTGCACTAGTAGGCTCTTGAAAATTAATTTGTTGTTGTTTAAATTGAGTATAATCACTGCCTAAATCAGCTAATTCATTATTTAAGTTATCTAGATCCATATATATGTTATTAACAGCTATGCAAATAGATATACTCTAATTTTAGTTAATATAGAAAATTTTATCCCTTAAACGCCTATTGGCTATCCTTTAAATGACGGGATGAATTATAATAATCCCTCATTTTACAGAAATTTCTGCCTAAAGTCATCGGTTAAAGGATAGAACAATCCGTATTTAAAATATGAAAAAGAATAAATAAAGCATATTAAACATGCTAAAACACACCAATCACACCAATCACACCAATCACACAATATCAATAAATTAATATATCATATTACCTTAAGTAACTATGAAAATATCCCTTGTAATATCCCCTGTAATATTAGCATTATATATTATTTTGTTATTTATTATTTTACTTGTAGTTATAAAGGCAGCAAATGAGCTATTTATTCAATATCAAAATGCAAAACTTAATAATGTATCCTATGGATACCAAGAAGTATTTAAAGATACAACTAATGCTGTTGAACTAATGGCAAGACTCCATATAGAAATGGCAAACTTTGTTAATGATTTAAAAATTAAATATCCAAAAAATGATGGTATAAATAGGTTAGCAATAGGTTTTAATCGCCTTAAAATAGAAGAAGCGCCAAATGAAGATGACAGCACATCTTATACAGTTAATAAGGGAGATTTAATGGCACTTTGTCTCCGTGAAAAAAATGGAGATCACCCATTTCACAATTATAATACATTGCAATTTGTTATAATACATGAAATGGCACATATTATGAGCATTAGTGAAGGACATAATGATGAATTTGTAACAAATTTTCAATTCTTATTAAGAGATGCCCATAAACTCGGATATTATCAACCAGTTGATTACCGTTCAAATCCAATTACATATTGCGGGTTACGCGTAACAAACAACCCATTTTTTTAAGTAAAGGCTAATTGGCTAATTGGCTAATTGGCTAATTGGTTAATTGGTTAATTTTCCATATTATTCAACAATAGTTGGAGGTGTTAAATCAAGATTTGTGCTTTCGCGAATACGTTTACGAACATCTGATGCACGTAATACAGTATTACCACACATGCTTAGTGAACCATCTGTACCTAAATATCCCTGAGGTCCTTTATTACCACGAGGTCCCTGTTGTCCAGGAGTTGATTTTACATGAGTAAATGACATTATGAGAAAAATAAATATTACTATATTGACCATAATAGTTATACAAAACATGCGCATTAAATTGCGAAATTCATTATCTGCAAATAAACGATCAACAAATTGTATAGCCACCATGCCTGCAATTGCTATGCAAATTGCAATTACTATAAAAATAGGAGTAAAGTATGATGTTGGTTGCTCTTTGTGCAGTTGTTTCTGTTTCTGTTGATATGATAATGTAGTGTGGGGTATTGCATTGTAAGCTTCTGTAATTGTAGCCATTGAATAGTTAATAGTTAATATTTGCATAGATTTTTTTATTTTACACGAGTTTTAAATGTCTAAAGGTGTAAAGGATATCAGCAATTATTAATAAACTTTAATATTAACACCTGAAAATGCATTTTCATAAAATTCATTTGTCTTTTTATAAATAAATATCATGCTTTTAATGCGTGAATCTGTAAATTCGCTTAAGTCCATCTTTGTTATATTTTCATACCATCCCTTAATATGTCCTACTACTTGTCCCAATTCATTGTTTAAAACTTGCTCCTGTTGCCTAATAATATGTTGCATATTTCCCTGTGCATTTGTATCTTCAGCTTGAAAAGTAATATACTTATTATGTTGACTTACAACCTCAGTGAATTGATGCGTTAGCTCTAAATGTGTATTATCTATTGGTGTATCACCCAAGCACTCATCTTTAATCATATAAATTGGCACTATTGGAGGCATTAAAACTTTGCATATACGTATAACTAATTCTTGAATCTCAGTCATCATTATTCCGCCTTCAGTAATACCTTCAGAATCTATTGCTATGCGTGTATCAAATCCAGCATCAAAAATACAATTAATAATATCAAGCATTGTATTAGTATTTTCAATTTGAACAGGAAGACTTGCAAGTTCAGCATTTATTATATTATATACACTCATCAAATCATCAGGCAATTTTTTCTGAGTATTAGGATTTAGATAACCAGATTTTTCAAAATAGCCCGGTGGTTGTGTGCTATTATCTGTAATACCAATATTTGCATTATATGTATTAAATTCAATAATTGTTGCTGCAATAGCAGCCATCATATCACCTAATGGTGCATCTGGAGAAAGGTTTAATGATAATGTTGATAGATTTAATGTGGGTTCAGGTGTAGATGTATTTACAGAGCTACGCCCATAGAGTGTTGACTGTGCTTTATTAATATAATATATAAGTTCCCTAGCATAAAGCATATCAAAGTGTTTACATAATAGTGCAGCACTAGTTATTTTTTTAATTTGAACAGTCGATAAATATGTAATTAAATATTGTCGCGCTTCTGTTTTTAAATTACCATTTTCATTTAGAGCAAATGATAAATTATTATATATATTAAATGCAACTGTGTTATTAATTATTTGATTATCAGAGTTTGAGTTTGTTATAAATGTATTTAATGGTGTTCTCCAAACACTGAAAATCTGTATATTATTTGCAATTTTATTTTCTATAAGATATGATGTAGTTTGTGTATAATCAACATTGTGAGTTTCATCAGTAAATGTTAAATCTATTCCACAATATATAAATATCATTGTAGCATACTCTGAAGATACTTCTTCTAAACAAGTTTCTCGTATTATAGCACTTAAGTTTAATGGTGGTGTTGTAGTACCTAAAGAACATATGTCACCAAGTGCAGTATATTGTGTAGGTACTGGTGTAGTACCTGTAGCAGATGTTTGTTGTTGTTCCATAACATTTTGCCCTATTGGGCGCCATATTGTAAATGTGTCATGCTTTCCAGTATCTTGATTATAAGATTGAAATGATACTAATAAATTATAGCCTTGTGGAAATAGTATATCACCACTAATTATAAAACAATTTAAATTAAATTGTTCAGTGCCACCAGCAACTACATCACCTAATATAGTATAGCCCATACTTGCATTTGGACGTTTAAATGATCCAAATATCAAATTATCTGATTTACCAATAGAATGGTTAATTTCATCAATAAGTTGAAAAGCTAAACTATTAGGCACCATTAGTGTTTTAAACTTTGCAACAGCATCACTTGCAGCAGGATCTCCTGTTTTTGCAAGAATAATATTAGTTACAAACTGTGAATAATCTATTGAACCAGCTGCTATTAAAGCATCAAAATATTTTAAAGCCTCAAATGGCATTTTATTATACTCAACATTAAATGGTTCATAATTAAGAATTATTTTGCAAATTATTGTGCTAAGCTGTTGCTTTTGTATATAAAGATTTGTTTTACAATAACTACAAGTTAAAAACTTACCTGATTTTCCACGTTTTCCTCGAGTACCCGTAGCGCCAGGAGGTCCAACATAGTTGCCATTTTTTGCATTGTAAAAATATACAATTATAAGAATACTTATAAGATTAACAAAAGCTACAAAGAAATACCAAAAATAAGCATGTCGAAAGTAGCTATATTCAAATTGTTCTCTGATAGAATACATACCTACTAATAAAACTATAATTGTAATAATAAGTATAATAATTTTAACTGTTACTGATATGTTTAGTGAAAATGACATTACACTGTTAAAAAAATCTGATATTGCTGCAAACATTATAAATATAGTTTTATGTTATTGATCTGTTTTATAACTATAAATTGCAACTAGTTATACTTATATTTAGATTAGATTTAGAAAAAATGGACATAATAATCAATGTGATTTATTACATATTTATTTGCACTACTTAAGTATTGTATTGTTTTCCTTACTTGTAAGCTTCTTTAATTATCTGTATTTTTTGGCTTTGGCTTTGGTTTTGCCTTTGTATTTGCCTTTGCATTTGCCTTTGCATTTGCATTTGCATTTGCCTTTGCCTTTACAATTCGTTTTTTAGGTTTATCTGTTGCAGTATCTGTTGCAGTATCTGTTGCAGTATCTGTTGCAGTATCTGTTGCAGTATCTGTTGCAGTATCTGTTATTTGAATACTATTTACTTTAGCAATCTTTTCCTTTGCAACCTTAGCAACTTTTTCCTTGGCAACCTTAGCAACTTTTTTTGGTTTTATTATTGTTTCACTATCGAAATTTGTATTTGTTGCTTTTGGTGCTTTTACAACTTTTTTAGGTATCTTTACTTTACCCCCTGAACTCTTTGCACCTTTTTTCTTAAAATTATCAATTATTGTAGTACACTCAACAAGTGTTAATGTATTCCATTGAGATTTAAACTTTGCTGGTATTTTAATATTATTGCCATTAAATTTGATATATGGACCATAGCGGCCATATATTATAGTAATATCATCATTCACTTTAACATCTGGATTCTCAGCTTGTTGTTGAGCAATTTTATTTTTCATATTAAGTACATCTTCAATTACCAACTGGGCTGTGTCAAGTGTAAGTTGATTAGGATCAAGTGTGGTTGTAGGATTGTTTTTATTGTAAATATCAATACTATAGTTTTTACCACTATAATTTATATATACTGATTTTGCTTTTTTTACAAGAATATCTGCATCTTTATACTTTCCAAGATTAATTGGATAAATTAGCATAGCTAGACCCTCTGCTAATGTTATAGTATCAGGATTTGTATTAAAATTAGCAAAGCGTGATAGTGCTTTATCTGGATTTGCCTCACAGATAGCATAGCCTATGCGAGTTATCATAGAATACACAGGTAACCCATTAACTGGATTAGTGCCTAGTAACCGTTTTCCTTTAGATGATTGGGGTATTTCATCTGTTGATGTAGTAGTACCCATTTCCTTTGCAAGTTTAATTGCATTTGCTAGTTGATCAATAATAGGGTTTAATTTGACATATACACTATCAACAACCTTATACCATATTTTAGCACCTGTTGCTATTGAATCAAGCTGTGATTCAATATTAGCAGTAAATTCATAGTTTATTAAATCTGCAAAATGTTTAAGTAAATATGAATTAATCATTACACCTAAACTTGTTGGAAATAGTTTATTCTTATCACCTTCTTGATTTGCATCATTTGATGAAACTGTTACCTTATCTGGATATGTATATTTTAATATAGTTATTTTTACTTTTTTAGCAGGTAAGCTCTTGCGTTCCACATATTGCCGCTGTTCTTCTTGAACTTTTTTAACAATATTTGCATATGTTGCAGGGCGACCAATACCTAAATCATCCAATTTTTTAATTAGAGAAGCCTCTGTATAACGAGCATGTGGTGGTTTTGTAAATTTTTCACATCCATCCATACCTTTGCAATAAACACTGTCGCCATCTTTCAACTTGGCAAATATAGTTTCTAAATAGTCACTTTGCTTTATACTATTGCTAGTTGTACTACTATCTGCATCACCATCTGCACCATCATCTGCATCACTATCTTCTACATCTGTGTTTTGACTATTTAATAATTTATCTACTTTCCCAACTTTCCCAACTTTCCCAACTTTTCCAAAATTATAAGCTGCTAGATACCCTTCAAATAAAATTTTTTCGTGTTTACCAACAAATATATATTTAGTTGATTTCATTCCAATTTTAACAGTGCGAATTTCAACCTCAGCGGGTGACATTTGACTGCCAAGTGTACGTTTCCAAATCATTTGATAAAGGCTGTTGTGACTTTTAGTCATACCGTTAAGCTCCATAATATTAAATTTTTTAATATCAGTGGGACGACAAGCTTCGTGTGCTTCTTGGCTAGATGCTGATTTATTCTTAAAAACCCGCTTTTGAAAATAGTTATCACCCCATTTTTCACTTATAAATTGTCCCATAGATTTTACAGCATCATCTGCAATAAACACGGCATCAGTTCTCATATATGTAATGAGGCCGAGTTCATAAAGTTTTTGAGCATTTTTCATACAAACATCTGGACTCATTCCAAGTTTTGAGCTTGCATCTTGTTGTAGTGTTGATGTTGTATATGGTGGTGCAGGATTACGTTTAGTTGTAGTTTGCTTGATACTTGTAATTGTAAACTGTGCATTTTTAGATACACATGAATTCATTATAGTTTCAACATCTTCTTTATTAGTAATATTATTTTCACATTCAGTTTCAATACAGTTGGTAGTAGTGGTAGTAGTGGTAGTTGCAGCTGCATCGCCTGAAGTATAACTCAGATCCTTTTTATCTAAAACAAAATTTGCCATTACTTTAAAATAACAGCTACTAGCAAATTTATTAATTTCCTCTTCACGTTCAACTATAAGGCGTACAACTGGTGATTGAACTCGCCCTGCAGATAAATGAAAATTCTTAAATTCTTTCCATAGTAGTGGGCTAATTTTATAACCAATAAGCTTATCTAGAACCATTCTAGCAAATTGCGTGTGTACAGTATTCATATCAATACAGCGATTAGTTTCAAGTGTTGCAGCAATAGCTGTGGTTACTGATTTTTTAGTGATTTCTGTAAATGTAGCACGATAGCGTTTAGTTGCAGGTAAATTGCATACTTCTGCGCAATGCCAAGCAATTGCTTCACCTTCATAGTCATAGTCAGAACATAGAATAACTTTAGTAGCAAGCTTAGATTTATTTTTAAGTTTCTTAACAACATCCTCTTTGCCAGATAGCGTTACAAATGATGGCGCAAAATTATTTGCAATATCAAAGCCAAGATTTTCAGTAGGCAAACCACGAATATGACCAATTGAGGCCATTACTTCATAATCACTACCAAGAAAACCTTGTATTTTATGGACCTTACCAGGACTTTCAACAATAACTAGAATAGACATTATAATGATTTGGACTGATTTATAATAATTTGGATTGATTTATTTATGTTTATGATTAGTCTTATTTTTATGTTTATGATTATGTATATCCTTGTGTATATGCTTATGTTTGATTATGTATATAATGAAAAACTCAATTTTATATCCTTTAAATGACGGGATGATTTATAATCATCCCTCATTTTACAGGAGTTCCTGCTTAAAGCCATCGGTTATATATAACCGATAGGCTTTTAAAGGATATATTGATAAATATCTATTGATAACTATTGATAGTAGTTATTAACTAAAAAATGGATTTTTCAGTAAAAATGGTACTACCTATATAAAAATTGAATATTGCAAGTTAATATTGAATATTATAAAACACTTTTATAAGTTTCCTCGAAGCTTACTTGTATTGCAAAACTTACTGCTATGGCTCAACGCACTACTTTCAGCACCTCCCCTAACTCTAAGCATATGTATACCGAAGCTATTTTAAACCGTATTAAGCATGCAAACATAGTTAATGATGACCGTAACATTAAGATTATATCGCGTGAGAATTCCACGGGCGCATATAATTCTATTGAGATATCTTTCCTATTTCCAAAGGGCTCTATCTTTAAGAAGATGACTTTGCAGTTTGTATCGTATATAAATATTATTAAGCTAATTATGTTATTCAATGATATCTATTATGATGAAATGTCTATTGTTGATGCTGATTATGAAAATTTAAGTTCATTCATTGAGGACAACAATCTCAAAACTTGCATTGAAGCATTAAAACTTACATCTGAAAATGTTTACTTGCAAGATTTTAAGCACAATAACTATGATCACACAAACCTAGTTCTTGAGTTCAAAAACCCTGTGGCACACCTGCAGGATCTTCTTAATGGAGGCAAGAAAATTGCAGATGCTATGCATGCAAAGTACGAGCTTGCGCCTATTGATGTATTTGGCTTTTCAGCAACACATGGCAATGCCAGTGTTAAACCATCAGTTGCTCAGACTCTGTCAACACTTTCAGGATCACCTCCACCCAAAGCTGCTAGCACTGCCAACGGCATCTCACCCAAGAAGTTTGCCTGTGTGGTGACTTCAGCTTCAACTAAGCCAGCCACCTCAGTGTGGAACACTCCTGCTTCTGCTCCAGCTCCGGCTCAGGTTGAGCAAGCTCCTGCTCCAGCTCCAACTCCAGCTCAGGTTGAGCAAGCTCCTGCTCCCATTTCAGTTGAGCAAGCTCCTGCTCTCACTCCAGATCAAGTTGAGAAAGCTCCTGCACCCACTCAGGTTGAGCAAGCTCCTGCACCCACTCAGGTTGAGAAAGCTCCTGCACCCACTCAGGTTGAGCAAGCTCCTGCACCCACTCTGGTTGAGCAAGCTCCCAAGAAAAAAAAAACTCTTCGTCCTCTTCCTTCTAATGATGAGAGTGACAAACCTGTTGCACCAGCTCCTGCTCCCACTCAGGTTGAACCAACACCAGCTCCAAATCACACCTCGGTTGAACCAGTTCCTGCTCCAGCTCCAGTTCAAGCTTCTGCTACAGCTCTAGCTCCAGTTCCACCCTCAGCTCCAATTACACTCTCTATTACAGAGAGAATGGAAGCTATTCTTCAGCATATTCATGCTGAAATGCGTGCAATTGGAACTACTGTTGCTGAACAGAAACGTAAACTTGATCAAGATGCTGAAGCCACGCTAGCTCCTCTTAGGGCACACTATGAGAAAGTTGCCAACGATCTAAAAAAGCTCAAGAAAATTGCCGAAGAACAAGAGGTGCGCAAACGTGAACAAGAGATACGCGATCATGAACAGGCTGAGCTCATGGCATCCTATGCCAATTATCCTATGTAAAAATACTAACTTTTACTATAGTTTAATATCAATTGTATCAAATTCTATTTTATACGCTACTTTATAGTCTATTTTAATATCAATTGTATAAATTGTATTTTATATTTTTTTTACTCATTTGATGATGTAATTTACACAAAAAACTTTATAAAAAAAATTTGAGTGATATCCTTTATTATAATTGATAAATCACAAATATAGATATAGATACAATTATTAGTGGTCAATGTCTTTTGCACTTATTGTGCGCCCAAATGCCATCTCAAGCAAATTGGCACGTGTCGTTCCCACTGTAGAAGCCTCAAAACAAGCAAGGGTAAGCATATCTTGTTGTTTAGTCGATAACGTCACCTGCTCTGCAACCACAAACTCTGCAATCACAGGCTTTGTAACTACAGGAACAGTCTCAACAGTCTCAAAATCCTCACGCATTGCGTCTGCAATATCTATGACTTGTTGCTCTTGTTCAGCTTTCAATGCTTTGGTCTCACAGAGAACTTTACGCACAAGAGCGGTAGTGGAGTTTTGCATGGCAAAAACGTGAACTCTGTACTGTGCTTTACTTTTATGTTTTAAGAATAAACTACGCAATTTTATGCGAAAAAACCAAAAATACCGAAAATATAATTTACCTTAAATTACGATCATATCCTTTAACTGCCTAGGATTTTTTAAAATCCTAGTATTGGTTAAGGAATAAGCTCACGAATCCACTGTTGTTTTACATCTACATTATATTGTTTTTTAATATCAAATTGTATTTTTCTTGGTGTATTACCCTTATTTTTCATTACTAAAATAGTTGTTTTTACATCAGTATTTATATTAGAATTTACACTGATAGATTTATTACCTTTGCAACAATCGCTATCACTACTATCATCATAAAAAGCTATAGAATATGCAGTATCTTGTGCACTATTTGATGCATTATCTGCACTAACATCAACACTAACACTAACACTATCACTAACAATATCTCTATTAAATTTTAATACAATTCCATCACTTGTTTTAATATATTCCTCAATTATTAACTTACAGGGAACACTATGTACATCAATATGACATTTTTTGCACAAAGCAACTAAATTCCATAATTTATTTTTATGAAAAATGCCATCAGTCAAACTGTCAATTAACCCACTTTCATTAGCATTACATTGCTGATTAATATGATGAATATCAGATGCATATGCTCCGCATACTTCACATTTATACATAATCTTATCTTTGTTATATTTGTTATTGTTATTGTTATTTTTATTGTTACTAACACTATTTGCATATCCAGATACATTACATACACCACCCACACAACCTGCACTACTTACACCATTATTTTCTATTATTTGCCGAATAGCCTTTGCACTTTCTAAAAAGTCTTGATCCATACCCATTGAATCACAAACTAATATTCCATATGATGATGGTCCTGACCCATCCATTAATTTACGATTGTAAATAAGCATTCTTGGATTTCCCTGGTCTCTTTCAATTAATAAATGGCACATTTTAATATTTGCTAGCTGCTTAATACAATCCAAATTTGTAAGGGAATGCATATGAGTTGCAAACATAAAGTTAGCTTTTCGCTTAGATAACTGGCATATACCAGCTGCAACTAAAGCAGTAGCATCTTCAATTACAGTTCCCTTTGCAATTTCATCCCCTAAAATAATGGAATCTTCATTTGCATATTTCAATATCACTTTAAATTCTTTCATCTCTACTTCAAAACTGCTTAACCCTGCATATATATTATCATTACTCCTGATACGGGTAAATAAATATTTATAAGGATGAAATACAAATTCACTTGCTGCTACATACATACCAGCCTGCGCCATAATCACATTAATACCAAGCGATTTCATTAAACTGCTTTTGCCAACAGCATTAACACCAAATAGCAATATTCCAGATATATATTTATCTCCATCACCACCTCCATCACTTCCTATAGTTACATCATTTGGAACATATTTTACAGATGTTGAAATTTGCTCTATAATAGGATGGCGAATTGCCTTAGCTGCTAGATAGCTATGCTCTTTAAGAACTATTTTAGGCATACTATAACCATTATCAATTGCATTAAGTGCATTAGATTGGATAATATCAATTTCTGCAATAAAAGATGAAATGCGATTTAAGCACTCTAGTACTTCTGTCTTTGACGAAATAGTTTCAGCACACCATTTAAGAAACTCAACTTTAACTAATTTGCTTAACCTCTCTAGATTTGCTTTAAGTGAACCACTGCTAATTTTAAGATATGGTACCTCTATTAACCATTTTGACTCTTTCATCTTATGAAATTTTATTTCTTTACCTGCAAATGTATGTTTACCAACTTTGATAATTGCATCATTCTTGGCATCATTCTTAGCATTAGCAAAATACTTTTCTAGAGTTTCTTTGCGATTTGTTGTTGTGTAAAGATGAATGCCGTGTGTTGCATTATTAGCCATATTAATTTGCCCCTGCTTTTTTACACTTTCTTTACCATTGGCAGTACAATTCCCATCACTAATTTTAGTAAGTTTCTCTATTAAATTGTCAACAAAATGCCGGTCTGTATCAAGTTCCTCCTGTAATTGATCTAGAGCTGGTGATACACCAGGTTTAAAAATATTATTTTCAATATCAGACCAAAGCATTTTACAATTATCCAATATCAAATCGGTTTTCATTTGCACAATAAGCTCCTCTAATTGCTCATGAGATGCGCGTGAGTTAGATGAGTTACTTGGTAACAACCCGGTTAACGTTGAACATTTTGAAAAATCGCTTTTTATAAATTTAATGGCTAATAGGCATTTATCTAATGACTCAATATAGGTTGACATATCAAATGGGGTTATTTTGCCTACAATAACTTTCCGTAAATAATTATCAATATTACGAATGCCAGATAGGATTGACCTTATTTGATAAAGTGGGGAGCCATATTTATCAGTTTTTGTTTTAATTTTGTAGTTAGTTTGCATTGTAATCATTTCATGTATTGTTAAATAGCGGTGGTTAAGAATATCTGGCGATGTAATTGGTATAGAAAGCCTCTGACGTAATTTAATACGTCCTAGAGGTGTTTTAGTATTATCTAGCAGTTCAAGGAGCGATTTCCTGCGACCAAAACCATATTGTGCATTAACGTTTGTTGTAGATTTCATATTATCAATAATGTCCAATTGTTCTAGACAATTATTAGCTAGCATTAGATATTTATCACTATTTAAAATTATTTCAGGGCGTTCAAGTTTTTCTATAATTGTTTTATCATGAGCAATAATATAGTCTATAAGAGTGCATAGTGCTATACGTGCATAGTAATATATTGCGTCATCGATATCTAGCTGTTGAAAAATATCATTGATACCACGATGTTTAATATATACTGCATTTAAGAGAGCTGATTGACAAATTAGTTTGCTATATTTATCATCTCCAGAGCGAAATATTTTAAATTGGTGATTAAATAAGTGGAGGGCATTAATTAGGTCATCATCAGATATATCAACATTGTTAAGATATATAGTAAGTTCATTGGGATTTTTAATAGTTAATAGTTTAAGCAATTCATCTAATGCGATGGACATTTCTCCCAAAGGGGTATTGTTGATTGCCATTAGACCATTTTCACCAGTTAAACAATCAATAAATGCCATACCAATATTAACCATTATTGTGTCTTGTGTGCGTGGAGAGTGTGGTGCATTTGCATATACAGTGTGTGTGACACCTAAATAATTCTTAACACCTTCTAGATATATGTTCATTGTAATATTTGAAAAATTCTCAGAGTTAATATTTATTCCTGGGCTGATAATAGTTGATTCTTTGCGGTCAAATTTCCCACTATTACCAATACGGTCCTGTTCAAATATTACAATTGTCCAACCAAACTTATCAACTGCCTTTTGTATATATGTATTTGCATATGCAGGTTGGACACCTCCCATTACTACCTCAATTTCAGGATTATTAAAAACAACCATGGGCTTAGGACCAATTTTAAGGTTAGTATTATCACAAAATTCCCAAATATTACCTTCACGCTGGCCATTAGGGTAAATAATACCATAAATTTCAAAGAAATCCCCTACTTGCATAAGTACAGTGAGTTTTTCTTTTTTAAGTTTCTGTTGATATTCTTTTAGTGTTGCCATATATATTTCTACTATTTTAGGAGCTTTAGGAGCTTTAGCTGGTAATGCCATAGTTATTTAAGGAAAATTAAAATAATCTAAGGTAATCTAAGAGAATCTAAAGGAATTTTAGCTAAGCTAATCTAGTAAGATATATTATTTTTAAGTTTAGTTTTAAGTTTAGTATTTTTTTCTTTTTTAATAATAGTGTAATAGTATAGAATATAAAATATAAACTATATGCGTAAAAAAACACAAACTGTTAGTAAGTATAAAAGCGGTAGCTCGCGTAAAATATTACGTGGTAGCCCACATAATTTTAGGGTAATTTCAAGGAAGAAAAAACATATTATACATATGGGTGGATCTTCTAATGAAGCAGTTCCACTCACAGAAGACAAATGCCATAGATTAGATGAGTTAATAAAAGACGTAATGCTGAAATCATCGTATCCTGTAACGCATACAAACTATATAAAATATTATAACATAATTGCAACACTTTTGAAACATAATTTTGAAAAAATATCTAAAATACTAGATAAAAAACAACCTGAACCTGAGCGTACAGTACTAAAAATATATGATGCTCTACTTAAAGAACAAATGCCTAATGAGAAAATTAGAGATATATTGACATTCTTAATAATAAAAATATCTTTGATGACACAACAAAATATAAACAAAAATAATGAAAATCTATTTTGCAATGCACATAAATATTTTTTTACTAATAATAAAGAAAAAGAACACAAAAAGAAGCACTATATAGATTTTATAAATAATTTATATAAAAACCCTGAAATCATTTACAGTGATGACATTAATATTTTAGAAAAAATTATATATAATGCACAACAAGAACTTGTAAAAATAAACCATATAGGAGGAAATTTAAAAATAAACAAAAAAAAAACAGAAATATTACAAAGATTAGCCGAACTAACTGTTAAGTTAGAAACATTTAAAAAATTTTTAACCGATAAAAAAAATAAAGGTTTTATAGAATCAATAATTAAACACCAAAAAGAACAAAAAGAAAAAGAAGCCAAACAGTTGCAAGAACCCGCCAAAGCCGCAGAAGCCGCCAAAGCCGCAGAACCCACCAAACCCACAGTTGCAGAACATGAACCCACCACTGATGAAATAAAGAACACTTTAATTACAACATTAATTAACGATACAAACATAGTTAGTTTAATAGAAGAATTTAACAAATTAATACCAAAAGGTAAAGATAATGCTGCTAATAATATGAAAATTACTAAAGAGAAATTATTGCCAATTTTAAATAATTATTTAAATTTAATTAGTATTTCAAGTAAAGAAAATCATTTAAGTATACTTGTTAAAATGTATAGAGAATTTATAGAAATATTTACACCTGGGTTAACACATGAAAATTCTAAGGATGCAAAGTTATCTGATTTATTAGATGTCCATATACATAACTTTATAGCACAAATTTTAACAAGTTTATCATTTTATTATAACACAACTACAGAAAAATTAAATATTAAAAAAATAATATCTGAAAATTATATTATTAATTATATAGAAAAAAATCAACAATTACATTCCCTTATAAACATTGTTCAAAATTTTGCTTTTAGCAATAATGATGTACAAGCCGAAATTACTAGATATTTAAATAAATTAACTGAAATTTGTAACAGTTTAGATAAAAGTGACAAACCCCTTTGCAGTACTTATTTAGAAAAACAAACTCAAATGATTAACGACTATAAACAAACTCAAATGATTAACGACTATAAACATATTCAAATAACTAATAGATCTGGTAATCAATCAGCAATGAAATTACAAGCAAACGCACCAGCAATAATGTCATCAGAATCATCACATCCAGCAAACACACCAGTAATGCCATTAAACTCACCGGTTGCGATCTCATTGCAAAAAAAAAGAACTAATAGCACACATACAGAGTTTTTTTCCAACGCTCAACAGAATCCATCAGCGCCTATACCTTCACATAGTAATTCCTCACAAGCAATGTCATCAGAAAACCCACCAGCAAACACAGCAGAAAACCCACCAGCAAACCCATCAGCAAATTCATCAAACCCATCAGCAAATTCACCAAATACACCAGCAAACACAGCAGAAAACCCACCACCACCAGCAAACCCACCCCCAATACCAAACAAAGCAAGCAAACACATCTCATTTCCACCACAATTACATGGAAGCGCACAAGCAAACACACCATCAAACGTACCACCAAACGCACATGGAAACGCACATGGAAACGCACATGGAAACGTACCACCAAACGTACCACCAAACGTACATGGAAATGTACCACCAAATGTACCACCAAACGTACATGGAAATGTACCACCAAATGTACCACGAAACGTACATGGAAATGTACCACCAAACGCACATGGAAACGCACATGGAAACCCACTATATACACCATACACACCACCAATACCAATGTTAAAACTTACACAAACATTATTTCCACATTTTGACAGTAGTGTGCAACAAAATATACATGATAAAATAAATGAATTACTAGATGCAAATGCTACACCTGAAAAAAAACTAGAAATTAAAAATCAATTGTTTAACCATGATGAATCTACATATTTAATAAATACAATATGTTTTGATATACTTTATGTAAAGTGTTATAATTACAAACATATAGATCATGAAGCAAAAAATGCAGAAAAAATAATAGACATAATAATTAAAAACCAGAACAACCAGGACAACCAGGACAACCATGCCAACCAGGCCAACCAGGCCAACCAGGACAACCAGGACAGCCAGGCCAACAAGGACAACTATACAGCTATTATTGCAGATATACAAAACTCTTATAAAAATACAATAGTTAATTGCAAAAAATCATATAATATATTCAAAGTAAATTACAAAGACTATACAGATCCAATACAAAACTCAGTAGAAGCTAAGCAAGCAATATTTGAACTTTGTAAATCTTTATATACTGCAAATACTGCAAATACTGTATCTAAACTTCCTATAATTTTTGATTTATATAACATTGTTACAAACTATAAATCTTTGTTATCACAAAACGATAAAAAATTTAATGATTATGTTGTAAAAGTTTATGAATTATTACCTATAATAAAAAAATGTAGTGAAGATTCAAGATATCTATACAGTTTGTACAAGATTGCCAATATTAATATAAATGAAGTATTATTATTAATTTTAAATACATGTATTACGGCACAATATTCAATAGAGTTAACAATACAAAGATTAAACTACATAAAACAAAACTATTGTAACCTTTTATTTAATACTGAAAATGTTGATGAAATTTTTATGAATATATTTGCATTAATATATTTATACAATAAAACAGGAACATCTTTTCAACCTACAAAACTAACAATTAAACAAAAAATTAAACACAGTATAAAACAATCTTTTAATTTTATATTAAAACTATTTTCTCACTTATTTAAAATTTTTAAAGGAGATTCTATTGAAGAAAAAAACCTTAAATTATTTTATAAAAAACTTGGTTTTAATTCTAAAAATTTTAAAATATCAGAGTTACTTAAAGATGCATATAAATTATTAAATAAAATAAAAGCACAAAAACAAACACAAAAACAAACACAAAACTTATTAGAAGAAAACAGACAAAACAAATATGGGACGCGTACCAACGTAAGTATGCAACGTTTTACAATTAATCAATAATAATTCTGATAATTAAATTTTTGGATTAATTATAAAAATCATGAAAATAATTTTATATTTTTTTTCATAAGTTTTTCACCATAATATTTTACACATTCCGTTGTATATTGACCTAATAAATTATTATTTTCTAAATTATTGCACACATCATTAATATTTACAACAACATATACACTATATTTATCTACAAGCACAGGAATATATTCACCTTCACTACTATCCCACATAACAATAACACCAACAACAGTACCACCATACTTTGTAATCCTTGTAATAAGATTATTAATAAAATAATCAGGTGTTGCAATTGTTACAACAAGCAAAATCCGATCATCAATTTTCATGCCACCCTCAATACTTATACCTTTAATGGCACCTTTAACTGTTCGATCATTACTATTATCAACAGCAAATAATAGACCTTTACAAAAACTTGTAGCAATATTTGTAGCATAAGGTATTGCACCTGTATTTACAGCACATACCTTATCAAACTCAATATTCTTGCTTTTAACAAGATTTTCTGCTAATAAACTATACCCATCAAATAAACTACTTTGCGATAGAATATTGTTAAAATTGCATTCATATGGTGCTTCTTCTGTACTAGGTATTTCTTTCATTTTAAAAATACCATGATCAAATAAATCTTTATATAGTTGCAGTTTAGCCATTATAATATGTCACTGTGTATAACACCTTGTTACTTTGTTTACTTTGTTTACCTTTTTTATCTATTTTATCTATTTTACCTTTTTTACCTTTTTTATCTTTAAACTATTTACAATTATAAATGAAAAAAATGTGAAAAATTACCGTACATATTTATAAAACTATTTGTAAAACTAACACTTACCAAACATTCATTGGCTTGAGTTCTAAAGCAGTATCAGCTTCACGTGTAACTATACGAAATAGTAACTGTGATTGTAAATCAGCATTAATAAGTACACCTGCAGATCCAGCAATAATTTCGCCTGGAACACCAACTGTAGTATTATCATAATATGTATTAGCATCAAGTGCATTATTTGTAGAATTTAGTGAACCGGGAGGTGCAATATATATATTACTAGTAAACCCTTGATTTGCACCAATAGTAGTTTGTTCAAGATCCATATTAATAATAATATGCCCATGATCTCTATTAATATAGGTAGCAAATGCTGCATTATTACTTGTATTATTATTCATAGCAAAATTTGCTATCATAATACAATCACCTATACGGAAAAGACGATTTGAGAAAGAGGTAGTAGTATTAATGCGAATCATTTTACGATTAGCACCGTCTGTATCATTTGGAAAAGAATTAGATACTTTTAATGCTAATCCTGATAGCCCACTTAATACACCTGTATATACAATTGTATTAATATTCAATACATCACTTTGTGTATTAAAATATTGACCACGCGGATCAGTTATAGTAATTGTCATTTTATTTAAGCTAGCTAGCGGCATATTATAAAACCGTTTCTTTTCAAAATATGCAGGATTATACTTATGGTATCCACGTAAGTATTCAGATGTAAATGTTGTAGTAGGTACAGAATTAACTATTGAATTAGTACCTGCTGTTATATAATCAGCTGGCAAAACATGTGTGCAAAACGTTTTATCATAGAGAAGTGTTGCAAATGCACGATCAGTATGATTATTAGTACCGCGAAATACACCATCTAACTCATCAATTCGCAGTAAGAGATATGGATTTTTTGTAATACCTAGATATAAACGTGTATCAAACGGTTGAATATTATCATCAAATGGTAAAATAGCATTAACTAATTCAACACTAATAATATTTTTAAATAATTGGCTAATACCTGCACCGGTGTATGTACTATCTTGATTAAATCTTACTTGAAAGTTAAAACGATTTTCAGGTGATGTTTCCCATTGTCGGTCTAGACTATTAACATTTATATAGTTAACCTTTTCAATATACTTGGGTTGTGTATCACGTTGCAGTTTAATTAATTCCCTTTGATGATCTTCAACAGTTTCTGATGGTAATGTCTGTATCTGATTATCATTAACAATACGTTCCTCCATACGTTGAGCATAGTTGTTTACTAACTGAGAACTCTTTTTAATTAAACTAGTCGGGTCAAGTACAACCTGGTCAAATTTAGTATTTGCATTTGTATTATTGCGTGTAAACATAATATTCTGATCATTAACACCAGGCGTGCGCATTGCAGTAATAGTTTGCCTATCTTGGGTATTAGTATAATTATCAAGCTGGGAATTTCTCTGTTTTTGATAATCATTTAATAGTGTCATTGGATCACTATTTTCCATAGCTTGTAAAGTAGCTATATTCTGATATAGTGGAGTATCCTCATTTTCATTGGCAAATAAGGAATCTGTGAGTTCATTTGTAATGTCAAATGGTTTAATATTAAAAGTACCTTGGGATTGATTATTTATACCAGTTGATTTATTTTGCGACATGGTATCAACTGCTCGATTAAATGATGGTTGTACATATGGCTGATCTGCTTGTGCACCATGTGTAAATACCTCTTTATTTACATATGATGTTGAACGTTGACTTGGTTGTGGTAAATAGTTATTGGGGTTACCATTATCACGAATGCCTGAACCAAGTCCTAAGTTCGGAAGTTCCCTTGTTTCCATTAAAGTTTTATATGTATTTTCAACATCTTTATTTTCAGGCGCCATTGTAAAGCCAGTTGCGCCTTTTGAACTATTAGATGCATCATTATTCATATTCTTTTCAAAAATCTTTTTATGAAAAAAAGATACTGATCTTTCAATTAACTTATTATTAATATTTGATAAATTACGATTATCATCAGGTACTTTATCTAAAACCATTTTTGCCATTTGATTGAATGATGTTTTAAAATTTGCATTTGCAGAAATATCTTTATTTGTGCGCTTATTAATTTCTATGCATACTTGACTGTAAGTATTATCTAAATTACTTTGTGAGTAATATAAAGCAGTAAATTCATGTGAACCACGCGATCCAGTTGAATTATTCATTTTATATTTATATTTGTTATAATTATGTTTGATATGCTTATGCTTATGTTTATGCTTATGTTTATTCTATATCTAGATATATTAAAATAATAAAATAATTTAATAATTTGACCATACTGTATCTATATCTATGTCTATGTCTATATCTATATCTACATCCACTATCACACTTTAATAAAAAACTCATTGCGCTTAGAATTCATCTTATCATCATTAATTATGTTTTGCGTTATACTTGTAAATTTATCCCCTGCTAGAAGGCTAGTTATAAAATAAATACAATATACACCACACTCACTATTTTTGTATTGATGACGCTGTTTATTTATTTTAATTGTTAATGATTTTCCTAATTTGGCACCTTGTTCTTTAAGGCGATTCATTAGTTTAGTAACTTCAGTACATGGGTGAATACCATAGCTATCCCAATAGTAAATATCCCCAATATCATAATCTAAATACATAGCAACCCAATGGCTACCGGATTGTGTATGTTTATCTAAATTAAACACAACCCCTAACTTCTTTTTACCTTTTTCAATAAGTTGCCCTAAATTTACTTTACAAAGTTCATTTATAACACATTGCCCAAAACCTAAAACTGTATCAAAATCCATAGGGACTGGACCTATAAATTCAAAATCTTTATATACTATTTCATATTGATTCATTACATCGCGAATATCTAGAGTATTTAACCATTGATATTTATTTGCATTCCATGATTTAGGCATTATAGGCTTAAAATTTTTAAGTAATTTAGCTGATAATGGTGTTCCTTTAAGAAATTCTTGACGGACCCAACAAACTTCATTATTACATACACTGCTCATCATGCGATTAATACTATTCCAAAGCTCGCTACCTGTTGTTTTATTAGTGTAGGTAATGCGCTTATCTGGATGTGATGAGTTCCATTTATCAGCAATTTTTTGAAGACTATCAATAGTAAAACAACTATGAGATGTTGCAGATTTGATAATATTCATATTTTGGTTATCTAGAGAGGTTGATGTTGACAAATTTTTAGGGGAAATAAAAGGTGCACATAATGATTTAGAATTAGTTGAGTTAGTAGGTTTAACTGATTTTACAGGTTTTACAATTTTTACAGGTAATGCATTTAAAACTTTATTATGTTTATTAGTAGCATTTCTTTTAGATTTGTATGCAGATTTATGTGCAGATTTATGTCTACTATATTTTTTAATAGCCATAATACCCTACCTAATTATAGTTAATTATGTGTTAAATTAGTCTTTTAATGCCTTTCTTAATAATAATAGATAAAAAAAATAAAAATTATAAAAGTGTATGAGTGCATAAGTGTATATCCTTTAAAAGCCTAACTGTTATATACAACCGATAGCTTTAGGTAGGAACTCCTGTAAAATGAGGGATAATATTCATCCATTATTTAAAGGATATAATTTATAGTGATTTCTGGTACTCAAGAATTTCAAGATATACACGTTGCTTAGAATACTCAGGATCATTAAACATTTCAATAAGTAGATTTTCTACAGCAACAGCTGAATAAGCATCATTTAAATTTTCCTTTAGAGTTGTGCGAATATATTTTTTTAAGTCATTTGCCTTTTCTATATAGAGATTATCTATCATTGCTTTAACATTATCATCAGGTAATTTATTAGTATTAGATTCTTTTAATTCTTTTTCATAATAAAACTTAATATAGTAATATGTTACATCACGCACTAAAGTAATAAGAGATGTATCTTCCATTGTAACTGAGTGATTATAGTTTAGTACTATGCTACTTTATAAATCTTAAATTATATAATTTATAATTACGCAGGATAGGTTTATATTACTATAATTTTATATAGATTAACATAAACAATATATTCAAACACATCCAAATATCTAAACACCTAGACACCTAGACACCTAGACACCTAGACAGAGAAATATGCAAATTATAAAATTTATAGTTAATACAGCAACACATGTTATTAAATTATACAAGATAAAGCAAATTCTTAATAGTATTGAAAAGTGTAAAAATATTGATGTTACAAGTTTTGAATTAAATACTATAGCTGCAAAAACAGCTGCAAAAGACTATACAGTTAAACTTCAAAAACTTAAGCAGGAAATGTTTGACTGTGGTTTTCTCTATGTTAAATTTTTTCAATGGTATATAAGTAAGCTAAAATCCGATATAATACAGTCTAATATTAGTGAGCAAAAAAACTATAGTAATAGCAGAATCACCAGTATATCATATTTTATTTCACATTTTGAAGATATATTTGAACAATGTCCATATCACTCTCTAGAGGATACTAAACACATATTTCAAGACATGTTACCTGATACAAAAATTGAAGACTACATTGATATTAATACTTTATGTATTATTGCATCAGGTAGTATTGGGCAAGTATACTATGCAAAAACTACAGATGGTAAAGAAATTGCTATTAAAGTAAAGCATCCTGGTATTGATGATGAATTAAAAGAGCAAGTAAATCTTATTGCACTCATACAATATCTGCAATCATTCAAATATTTTAGAAAACGGTTCAATTTATTTTTTAATATTGACGATTTTTTAACAGATTTGACATTGCAATGCGATTTTAATAATGAAGCTAATAATACTAAAAAATTTATTGAAAACTTTGCAGATAGTGCTAAATATGTAAAATTTCCAGAAGTATTATTTAGCTCACGCGATTTGTTAATTTCTGAGTATATTGAAGCACATTCAATTGATAGTCTTACTGAATTTCAAAAATCCCAGGCTACACTCACATTTATATGTTTTTTTTATCAAATGTTATTTATAGATAATCATATACATGGCGATTTACATTGCAAAAATTGGAAAGTTAGGTTAAATTCTAATGTTAGCATTGATAGTGGTTTACAGCATAATTCACAACATAATCCACAACATAAGCCGCAAATTGTTGTTTATGATTCTGGTATTTGCTATAGTAATTTAAACGTTGAGTTAACAAAAGAGTTTTGGTTGGCTTTGGGTAAGTATGATATAGTAACTTTGTCACGTACAATACGGCAATTTATAATTTCATCAAAATATGAGATAAATATGAATGATTTAGAGAGTGAAATTTTAGTAATATTAAAAGAATTAGAAAGTAATTTTATAAGTACTCAATTAATATTGTCAACAATTGTAAATTTTTTTGCATCTCATGATATTATTATACATAAATTTTTACTTAATTTAACAATTACTATTTGCTTAATTGAAGAGTTTTTAAAAAAAGCAAATATAATCAATAAAGATAAAGATATTTTGAAAACTACTAATATGTATAATTTAATAAATGAATCGCAATTAGATATTATAGCATTCTCAAAATGCAATAATTCTTTTAAACAAATTGGCGAAATGTTAGAAAATGATATGGACAACAAATTTAAAAAATATACTGAAAACATAGCAAATAATAATATAGACTTATCTATAGACTTGAATTGTGCAAATAATAGTGCAAATATCATGCAATCTGAGTCTGTAACTAGCACCATAGAATGCAAATTATTTCATACTTTATCTACAACTAAATTAAAATTTACATCACCTGAATAGCACTATTAAAAATAGCACTATTTTTAATAGCACTATTATTAATAGCACTATTAAAAATAGCACTATTAAAAATAGCATCCATTTTCCTGATGTTTATAACCTGGAGGTATTTCCTCGGCCAGTGGTGAAATCCAATGTTCATTAATATATTCTTTAAAAAATGGATTATTGCTTTCTTTCCATCTAGAACCTGCTACACCAAACATCATTTGCAATCCACCACCTAAATGTATAGCGGTTTTTAACATTTGCCCTTTAATATATGATGCAAGTGGTATACTATATGCACCAATTCCTATTAATGCTAAATCAAATTCACCACAATTTGCAATTTTTCCTTTATATTTAGTAAGTAAATCAAGTGAATTAGTTGGCATATTAATTTTTTCCTGTTCACTAAGCAAAAAATATGGATGTGGAAAGTTAATAAATTTAAATGTAATATTACTAGGCCAGAAATTAGTCCAACGCCCTTGCCAAACTTTATCACGGTTTGCAAGTTGTTGTTGTATTGATTTAGTAAATGGTGAAATAACTAGAATTGTTTTATTTTGGTAAAGATGTTGCCACCAGTTATCAGGTGTTGTATAAAATGGTTCTAGAGCAGGCAAATCAATTAGCAATTTTACACGGTTTTCATCACCCTTTTGTGAAAGTGCATAATCATTCCAAATAGTTTCTTCAACTTCTATAATATTATCATTCCAACTTGCCATTATATTAATATGACGCATTGCCTCCAAGTAAATAGACATAAAATTTATAAAATTTACTTTATTATTTGGATATAAACCAGCACAATTGCATGCTTCATATTTAATACCATCAGAGTAATCTGCAATAATCCCTTTGCTAATTAAAATGGATTCTATTATAGTTCGCAGCTCAACTGAACCTATTTTACCAATAAATAATGGTGTTGTACCCTGAAGTGTACCCTGAATTGTATTATATAATAACTTATATGCAGCATCACCAGTTATCCGTTTATTTATATATTCTTGGGTATGTGCAGTATATTTTTTAGCATTACTAGTAATATTTGCCATTTGGATAGGTATTAAGTTTAAGTTTTGAGTTTTAACTTATTAGAGACTTACATGATAAACAATGCTTTGCTTAAATTATGTTTACTAATTAAAATTTTAGATAAATTATTTAAGAGGTATCTAGCTATCTAAATATATCTAAATATATTTAACAAATATGTCAAATACTCAAGGTAATACTCAAGGTAATAAGCAAAGCACATCAACTATTCCAAAAAAATTGCATTGTTATGATGATATTGAGGTAAATGGACGCATTATATATTTGCCAGATAAGTATATTCAACAGGCGTTTTTATCATATGAGCAAAAGTTAATTTATAAATATATTTTAGCAATGTTAATAGATAATTATTTATCAAAGCATTGTTCTAGCACATTTAATAAAGCTATTATTGATAAGCTGCAATGTAGTTGTGATAACATGTTTGCCTATCTAATTATGGGAAAAGTTACAGGCACTTTAAAACTTACTATACTAGAAAGTAGTATTATTGATAAAATACCAAAATCATTATTTAAAGAACAAAATCTAATATTATGTGAAAAAATGGAGTAGTTTTTATATTGCTAAGTTTTTATATTGCTAGATAGTAAATAGTAAATAGTAAATAGGAACAGGGACAATGGCGGCATACAAAATTAATAGTGTTGATGAAATGCAATATATGGTTGTTACATTATTTGTTGTTGTATTTAGTTTGTTTTTTATCTATATATTAATGGCAAATAGTAAAGATCGCGCTGAAACTCAACATGGTGTACTAGGCTAATAAACTATTAAACTATTAAACTATTAAACTATTAAACTATTAAAAAATTTATATCTACCAATAAAGTATAAGTAAACTAAACTAAACTAAACTAAACATTTATACACATTACACTTTAAAATGTCAAACACACCTATAGGATTATTTATAGGCATTGGATTTGCTTTTGTAATAATATTTATAGTTTTATCTATTCTATCATTTGCGGTACCATGTATGATTCTCTATTACGTTTATAAATTAGATGATCCTAAATGTGATTGTGTTATGGACTGGCGTAACCCATTTATAAAATATTGGACAATTGCTACATTATTTATTATATGCATAAATGCAAGCTTAGGTACTAATCCAATTATAATGATTATTACATCTATTATGACTGCAGTCGGTGTATATGCTTTATTTACATATATTGGAGATATTAATGAAAAACAATGTAAATGTGCAATTGATAATATGCCTTTTATTAATAATTTTCTTTACTATTATCGGTGGCTTATGATTATTGGTGTATTTGTATCATTTTCAGGAGCTTTAAAACTAGCTGCTAGTAGTAATGGAAAACAATGGTTATCATTTCACAAACCTGAACATAAAAATACTGATGGATTTAAAACGTATTCATATACTACTGTAGGTAAGAAGGGGTCAAAAGACTATAAACGCATTAATACTTAACATACTTAACATTTAACTTTGAATTATTTTTATCATTTTTATCATTTTTATCATTTTTATCATTTTTATCATTTTTATCATTTTTATCATTTTTACTTTAGTAACTATCATTAATATCCTTTTAATGGATATTAATGTGAAATAGTAAAAATTGCGCTATAAATTAACATGGTGCATTAAATCATTAATATGTTTATATCTACCAGTAAAGTATAAGTAAAGTATAAGTAAACTATAAGTAAAGTATAAGTAAAGTATAAGTAAACTAAACTAAACATTTATATACATTACACTTTAAAATGCCAACTCCAAGTTCAATCAAGGAAATAATGTTTTTAGGACTATTTTATAGCTCTGCATTTATCGTTCCACTAGTATGTATTCTAGCACTTGTAGTACCTTGTATGATTCTCTATTACGTTTATAAATTAGAAGATCCTAAATGTGATTGTGTTATGGACTGGCGTAATCCATTTATAAAATATTGGACAATTGCTATATTATTCATTTACTGTATAAAAGCATGCATAGGTATTAATCCAATTGTAATGATAATTACACCTATTATGTCTGCAGTCAGTTTATATGCTTTATTTACATATATTGGAGATATTAATGAAAAGCAATGTAAATGTGCAATTGATAATATGCCTTTTATTAATAATTTTCTTTATTATTATCGGTGGTTTATGATTGTTGGTGTAATTATTTTCGGATTAGCATCATTTTCAGCAGTTTCAAAAATAGCTGCTAGATGTAAAGGTCCTCGCTGGTTATCATTTCGCATACCTGATGGTACTGATATTACTATTTTTGGGAGAACTCCTATATTTGGAAGACTTATATTAGCTATCTTGTAAAAGATACTTAAACATCCTTAACATCCTTAACATTTAACTTTGAATTATTTTTATCATTTTACTTTAGTAACTATACTTAACTATACGCATGTACTATCAACTTATAATTTTATTTGTAATTACATTAATATTTTTACTTATTACAAAATATTATCTGCTCCAGAATCAAAAGTGTAAGGAAAACTATAAACAGCAAATTGACTATTTTACAGAAGAGACCACACTCACATCAACACAAAAACTTAAAAAAAAATATAATATTGAAATACTCTACTTATCATCTTCCGATGCACAAGCATTATTTAAAAAAAGTTCTCAATATTTGCAAAATATGAATCAATCTAACCTATCTGCCCGTAAATGTGAAACATTGAGTGACCTTTATGATAAATATATGGGTGGATTGCAAGATATTACTGATACTGACAAAATTCAAGTTGATACATTTCTTCTTACAACGCTAGATAAGTTAGCACAGCACAATTATTCACTTTGCAGATATTTAGCATATTGGTTGCGTCACATTAGCTTTGCAAAGGGTCAAGAATGGTTAGAAAGTGGTATGCCACATACTCTAGATAATACAATTATTATGGATCCAAACTGGTTTACAACACCTCGGACAACTACTCTTTTTCATGAATTAACTCATATCCATCAGCGTACCAAATTTTTTGACTTTGAAGACCTTTATTTTCTATTAGGCTATTTTTACCATCCTAAAGTAATTAAAGGTATGGAACAATATTATCAGCTTAATCGTAATAATCCAGATGGTGCATCACTATTTTGGCTATGGCATTATCCAGATAGTACAATAGGTAATGCATCCCAAATTACAAGGGGAAATACAGAAGGAAATCTAGTTTCTAGTAAAGCAAGTGGTATAATACCTAATGATACAAATAATGGTGATTGTTGGTGGATTGGTGCTGTTTTCAAGTCTGCTGCGCCTGTTAGTGTAACAGATGTAAATTATATTGCATTACAGTTAACACGCGCAGCAGATGGCACATATTACTTATTGCAAAATACGCCTGTACGTTTAGATAAGTTTAAGCAATATAATGATTATATGGGTATAAATGATAATAATTATCATCCAAATGAAACAACTGCAAAATATATGGAATGGTATTATACAGATGCAATTGACAAGCACAGTGTTCCTGAACATTTAAAGTATAATGGATATAAAGCTTTTAAAAAATATATGGATGACTATCTAGCAACATATTTTGATAGTAAAACTGAATGATACTGAATGATATTAAATAAAGAATTATTTACCTAATGTAATTGATTTAATAAAAGACACTTTACTTGGGTTAAAACTTTTTACAACATGCATTATACGTGATGCAACGCGCACCATTTTATTAGTTTTTATAAATTTATATAGATTTAATAAAGCTACATTTCTGTTTGATGGACTGCTATCAGTTATTGTATATGAAATATTATCAGGATATTTAAATAATTCAATTCTATATATATGTGTTCCGCTAGATGGAGATGGTGGTAAATATGAAATTATTGATGGACCGTACTTATTATTATATTTAATTGTAATAGCATAATTTATAATAGGGCGTGATTTCCCTGTAATTGTATCCTTAACAGTACTATCCCATATAATACATAAATGACGGTCTAGTGTACGTATCCATATAAAAGGCTCACGTAATAGTTTAAAACTAGGTATTGATTTATTAGTATATTTATTAATGTTAAATTCAGTAAGTTGTCTGTAATTATAAATTATTTTAAAAAATTCGAGTTTTGAATTTTTAGATAGCTGACTTAATGGAGACTTTATTAAATGTAATAAACTAGATTTATGATGTTGCTTTTGTTTACCTAAATTTTTATAAAAAAAATTACTTAGTGCAGATGAGCCACCAATATAATGTAATTTTTTATGTGATTTTTTATGTAATTTTTTATGTGATTGTTTTTGCTTGCGTTGTTTATGTGTTTTTGATTTGTGTGAATAATATTTATAGGTGTACTTTGTCATAGTGCATAGTATACTATACTATAATGTTAAAGTGTAATTCTAAAGTGTAATGCTAATAAGTATTATTAAACTATTATATTTTAAATATATCTATAATAAATTTGTATTAAAATATATAATTATAGTAATAAATCATACTAAATCATACTAACTTATGGCCACTCATTTGCATTATTTTAAATATAATGTAGTTAAAAAAGAAATTATATTACGCAGTATTAAAATTATAGATATTATACATTTAACAATATTAAACTTTTTAGCAGGATATTTAATTTCACACTATATTAATACATTATTTCCAGAGTTTGATCCAAATTATAATCATAATAAATTTTTATTATTATTAGAAGTTTTACTGCAAATTTCCATAATTGGTGTACTCATTTATTTATTACGTAATGTAATTTCTTTAATACCATTTCCACTTAATAATATTTATGGATTTGATCATTCTAAAATGAATAGATTACCATATGGGCAAATTGCTTTATCATTTGGCATATTTAGTGCACAATTTATTTTAAAAAATAAATTAGAGTATTTGTTAAAATCTAAAAATTTAATTCCTATTTAATTCCTTCTATATCCTTTAAAAGCCTATTGGTTATATAACCGATGGCTTTTAAAGGATAATAAGTTTTTCACTTACTTCATAGCCTTCATTATAATAAAGCATTGCATTATTTATATAACAATCATGATGTTGACCCATTTTATCTGCACATAATGCTTCTATTAATGCCTTTTTATCATAGTTAAATTCCTTTGCAACTGATGGCAAAAAAAAGCCACTTGTTTTATTATTTTTAACAAGAATACCGTCACGTCCTAAAACAAAACGATCACCAAAATATTGGCTAATAGTTATTTGTTTTAAACTATTTAAAATAGTAATGCTCAAATTTATGCTATTATATTCAGATATATCAAGAGGTTTAAAACGGGTATCATGCATTGCTGATTCTTGAACATATTTAGATACATTTGATTCAATAGTTGGTATATTTTCAATATCTTCAGTATCTTTAGAAATATCAGTAGTTCCTATACAACCACGTAAAGTGCCATTATTGTTATAAATAGTTACAAATACACCTAAATTGCATTGAAACACTTGACTATAAATAGGAGATAAGAGTGCAGTTGGTATTTTAGATTTTTTGTAGTTATTATACAAATTATCATTGCTAGATATCAAAGTGTTAAATAATTGTTCTCTAGCAAGAGTTAATAGTGCCAATTTTTCAAAGTTGCTCATAATTGTATCTAGCTTACGTAATTTTTGATTCCTAATATAAGGTTGTGTAGTTATTGCAATACTAACATAGCTTACTGAGCTTAGCGATATATTGCTAATATCAATTGTTTTTACTAATTGAAATGGTGTAAAGTTAATAAGATCTATTTGCTCACGCTGAAGTGATGTGTAGTAGCATAGTGTACGTGTAAACAAACGTGGTTTGCTTGTAATGCTTGTATTTTTATTATTTGTACTTTCATTAGAATCTGTTGAATCAAAAGATGTTGATGTTGATTTAGATATACTAGATTTATTAGATTTATTAGATTTATTAGATTTATTAGATTTATTAGATCCATTAGAACTTTTAGATCCATTAGAACCATTAGATCCATTAGAACTGCTAGATACACTTGACCTTTTAATATATTTACTACTAAATAAGTTTAATAGTTTAGCAAATAAGTACATGGCAACTATACCACAACTTGCACTGTTATTTAACTCTGAAATATCTTGAATTATATCCATATTACGTTTTCCTTTAGTACCATTTAATTTATTATAAATAAATTTAAGTGTTTCACTATCTTTAGACCTAATAGAATGATAAATATAACTATTAACTTTTGTAGGAAAATGACCATTTACATGAGATAAATCACTTGTGCATATAATTACAGTATTTTCGTCTTGCAATAAATCTATTAATATATTAAATATTTTGTATATACGTGCAATATTTGCTTTATTAAATGTAATAGGACCAATTATTAAAGGTACAAGTTTAACTTTAGGTGTAATTGCTTCAATAAATGGTAATTGCATAAAGAATGAGTGCTCTTTTTCAAAAATATCATTATTAACTGTTGTATATGGTTCTAGCTTATGCATTGTTTTAGTATCTATTTCAATTGGGTAAGAGCCTGCACCTGTAAAAGAATTAACTGTTTTTGCAGATGTTGTAAATATATCACTTTCGCTATGATTAGTGCAAAAGAGAATAATGCGCTTAATATGTTTTTTACGGTGTCTTAATGCATAATATGCAGTTGCTGCACAAAGTCCAGAATAGCGTAATCCTGCATGTGGGACAATAATCCCTTTGATTGTATCTTTTTCACAATTGGATGAAAAATGTTTATGCGATATAGTAAACAATAGTCGAAGATAATCATGTATACTTAAACCATTTTCTGTTTCAAACCATGATGAAGTATAATCAATATGTAATTCTGCTTTAGGCGGTGTTTTATGCGGTGTTTTAGGTGATGTTTTAGGTTGTATAGCAGGTTGTACAATATGTGTATTGTTATTGTTATATAAATATTGCTGATTAACAGGATATTGCTGGTTAACAGGATATTGTTGGTTAACAGGATATTGCTGATTAACAGGATATGCATTTACACTTGTATTAACATTATAATCGGTGTTTGGTACATATCTACTTGATCCCCTACTATTATTGCTGTATTGAAAACTATCTTGAGTACTGGACTGATAATCATTGTACATACTGCAATACACTACACCACACTGATCTATACTATTTATATTGTCTATAATATTTTTACTAACCTTTTTGAATTATCTAAATATACTTTAGATACTCTAGATACTATATATAATGTCTATATCACATCGTAGTAAACTAAAAATCAAAAGCAAAAGCAAAAGCTCACAGGTTTTAAAAAACAATACAAAAACTCTTAAGAAAATCACAATAGGTGCACATGCAAGCATAACACCAACAATTTTTGCAGGATTACAATATATTAGATCAATTGGTGGTAATGCTGCACAAATTTATTTTGGTGCCCCTAGAAAAGGATCAATTAAAGACAAACAGCATCTTGGCCCTGATGATATAAAGAATATTAGCACTTATTTAAAAAAGGAAAAAATGGAATTAGTAATACATTCAATATATTTGCTTAACTTTGCAAATCATCTTCCAACTGATCCTAAAAACTATTTTGCCCATTTAAATCTTCAATATGATTTAAAATATGCTGCAAAGCTAGGTGCTCATTGTGTAGTATTGCATTTTGGTTATAAGAAAAAAGATAGTGAACTAAAGCAAGCTCTAGATATCATGATAGCAAATATTAATTATATTTTAGCAAGAGCACCTCATAATATAAAACTTGCTTTAGAAACAAGTGCATGTAAAAGTCAAGTAGGATCAACACTAGAAAATATTAAATACATATGGGATGGCATATATAATAAATACAAGGCTACAAAACGCGTAGGTATATGCATTGATACTGCTCATGTATTTGCATCAGGAGATGGTGATATTTCAACAGTTTCCGGTATGCGTGAATATCTAGAACGCTTTAATAGGCTTATTGGTGTTAAAAATATAGCAAATTTCCATTTAAATGATTCACGTTGGGAATTAAATTCTAATCGTGATGAACATCGTGGCATTACACATGGAGAAATTTTTAAAGGTTCGGAAGGTCTAGCAGCCTTAAAATATTTAATACAATATTGTACAGATAAAAAACATAAAATAATAATAATACTTGAAACACACGGTACAGGTGAACTAAATAGTTCACTAAGTGAAAAACAACTTGCAAAAAAACTTGCAAAAAATCCTATTGGATCAACATATGAATCTGAAATAGCACTAATAAAATCATTGGTGGCCAAATAGCTAATCTGGGTTTTGTATTTTAATGCGTGCTGTAAATAATTTGCAGGCAAACTCATAACGCTCCATATTATCAGCACCAAATGCATCTGCAAGGGCATTTAAATCAATTAAGTTGCAATTTGTTGGTTTACCAAACATTTCACAAATTTTATTATAATTAGGTGCCAAGTAACATCCTGTGCGTTCTGGGTGTTTATTTATAGGTTTTTGGTTGCTAGACTTATTAGACTTATTAGACTTATTAGAATTACTAGAGCGTTCATTACTCTCATTGCTTTTATTTGCAGCTTGATGTTTTTCAATAAAGTTTGTACTATTTTTGCCTTTTGCATTATCAATATGTACAATTTTAAATTGTGTAGGTATATTTATTATTTTATAACCACTTTTAACTATACGATCGCAGATAGCATTATCACAACCAAGCATGCCCATTTCAAAATTGCAGTCTCTAATAGTTAGTGGTGCTTTAAATAGCCAGGCATCTTGAGTATGTGCGTGCATTAATTTATTAAAATTGGCATCCATTGCAATATCAGTTGGCGATTTATATTCATGACGGGATAAAGCAAGTATATAATTGCGATTTAACCAGCTAGCTGCAATATTCCATCTGCTAGATAGATCTAAGTAAATATCTAAGTTGCATAGGCACCAGTATATGCCATTTTGCTTAGCATTTTTAGAGGCAAACTCAAATGCTTCTTGATATGTTAACCAAGTAGATGGGGCAGTTCTATTTCCTAATTTATATTTAGGATTGCTGGATAGATGGCTGGATAGATGGCTGGATACTGCCTCATTAACCATATCAGCTCTTAAATCCCAAATAGTTTTTATATATGGATTATCTAGATTATTGGAAATTGCAAGTTCCAATTCTTTAAGTCTTGCAGGGTCATTTTCTCTATAAGTTTGTATAATTAAGTTAATAAATGGTTTAGGTGTGGCTATAAAAATATCTTCAGCAATCAATTGAATATATTCCTCATATTTAGCCATGCATTTTTCTACATTGTAAGTAGCTGCAATATATTTAGTACCTTTTGCTAGTTTATTAGCAACTTTTTCACGAAATTTAATAGATTCATCTGATAGTATGGCATCATTACCATCATTACCATCATTACCAGTATTTCCAATAAATAACTCTAACTTTTTCCAAAGATCATCAATGTTATTTTCAAAATAAATTAATGATTCTGGAGCAATTTCATCAAAAATATCATTTTGTATAGCAAATACTGGGGTATTGTACTGCATAGCTTCAATAATTGGGAGACCAAAACCCTCATAAAGACTAGGAACAATTACACATATAGCATTACTATATAAACTAGCAAGTACAGAATCACTAACATTTGTAATATATAAAACATTATCTTTTATTGTTGGTTGCTGCATCTGGGTTTTAGTAAGCAATATAATAGGTATAGTTGATGTATTAGAGTTAAGTATACTCTTTAACCGTGTACCATATTTAATGGCAAAGTCAGTAATAAGTTTACTATTTTTATAAGGTTCATTATTTGTTATAATTGAAAAAACATAAGATTTACTTTTAACACCAATGCTAGATAGTAAAGTGTTATCTGGAGTAATATTGTTAATAGGTGGTAATGCAGTATATATAGTTGATATGCTTGACACATTTACTGCGATTTTATCCACATTTAATGTAGGTGATATATTCCATATATATGGTGCATTCTTAAGATGTGGATAAAATCGCAGTAAATCAACTTTTGTATTGTTACTTACTGTTGTAAAATATGTAGCATTTTTAATGGCTAGGTCTTTTTGTATCCACATTGGATCATCAACAGCCATTTTAAATATTTCAGGAATCATATCATGTATAATGAGCCAATTAGGTATAGCAGTACAATAAGTAAAATATGTGCTGATGAATACATCACCTTTAAGTTCTTTAGCTATATAGTTTAAATAATCAACATCTTGATTCATAAGTGAATAGTTAAATGCATTTATTTTAACAATATTAAATTTACTAAGTTCAGGGTGTTTAAACTGTGAACCTTCACGTAGTAAAAGTGTTATAGTATAATGGTTAGGCAACTTGTTAGGCAACTGGTTAGTCACTATATTATCACTATACCCATTTGCTTTCAAATTATAAAGGATAGTTTCCCATACTTTTGAAATCCCACTATATGATCTAGTAAAAAACACAGTATCAATTAAAATATGTAAAGATTTTTGCATTGTAAATATGTTTGTAAATATAATTTATTTAATCATTTATTTAATCACTATAATAGTTTTTATACTTACAAAAATAATGTTTTTTATATTAATATAAAGAAGGTATTCCTATAATCGTGCATATGTGCATATAATGGAAAAAATTAAAGTTGGTTTTTTCTCTTCAATTTCTAGTGAATGGTTTCATTTACATAAAGATAGATTTGAACAGATTGGTGATATAGCAGTTGCTAAATATTTAATTTATGAAAGTAGTGGTGATCCAATTGATGTTATTAATAAGATTAAATCGCAATTTCCTAAAGAAAAACTTGTATTCATTTTAAGTGGTGATAAAAATGAGCATATTGATGATGAATGTATTTGGTTTACTAATGCAGTCAAGCCATCTGGATTAGCAAAACGCCAAACACAAATTTTTGTTACAAATCCTGCAATATTTAAATTTTACAGGCAAATTAATAATAGGGTTACTAACATTACACCAATTACTGAACGTGCAGTAAACATATATTTTAAAGGTACCATTTGGCCAGGAATGCGAACTGAAATGGCTAATTTTTTTAAAGATAAAGTGGGTTGTAATATCGTTGCAAATAATAATTATTGGGATTGGCGTTTTAGTATTAAAAAGCCATCAAATGAGCAAATTGAGCAAACAGCATTTGAATCATATAATGATATGTTAGGAGTTAAATTAGTATTATGTCCAAAAGGTAATGGAAATAGCAGTATGCGTATTATAGAAAGTATTGTATGTGGGGCAATACCTATATTGATTGATGATATAAGTGCACCATTTGAAAATGACTGGTCAAATATAGCATTGGTATTTAATAGTAAAGAAAATAATTGCAAGTATACTGGCTATACTATGTGGGATAATATATGGGATGAATGTAATAAATTACTAAATGATAATGATAGAATGATAAAAATGCAAAATGCAGGAATACAGTATTTTAAAGATGTTGTGTATAGTGACTATACTAAGTTAGGGTGTGAAATGTATAAAGATTTAGGGACTGTGTGTTATGGATTTAGTGGTAAAATTATGGAATATTTAATAAAGTTAGATGATACTATTACTATTTCATAAATTTAACAATAAAATATTGTTTGCCAACTTCATGTGCTTCTATACTTCCAGTAGTTGTTTTTTCTTTAGAAAAACTATATCTACTACGAGATAATTTATTTCCATCTCCTCGCCTTAATATTTCTATAGCAATTTGTGGTATAATCTGTGTGTTTTTATGTAAAGAATATACTATATATTCAACTGGACAACTTACAATGTTTTGACGTCTTTTATCAATTTCACTTTGAATATATTTTGCGTCAAGTGGCACAATTACATTTTCTTTTTTATCACCAATAATAGTACCAAATCCTAATATAAATTGTATAATAAAAAAAAATCTAGAATCTTTTTGAAAACGTGCACCTATTAAATAATTACCACTAACTTTTAAATGACGAAATCTAAATTTTGGTAAATTTAAAAGCTGAGCACTATTAATTGTAGGTGCAGATTTAAGATCATTAGATGCATATGCATTAGTTATACTTAGCATACCTTCTCTATGATAAAATATTTCAACTTCTTTAGAAACCCAAAATCTAAATCCTGCATTTTGTTCTTTAATGGTAATAGATTTTTTGTTATGTTTAGTAGAAAATTTTTTATTTTTTTTATGTTTATTATTTTTTTTATGTTTAATAGTATATTGTGGCATAACTAAGTATATTACTTTATATTTTATAAAGAATATAAATTTAACTATATTTAATTTAATAAATTTAAAAGTATAAGAAAATATAGATTATATAAAAGAGTTAAAAGTAAAGAAAATATGAATAATGTTAATAATGTTAATAATGTTAATAATGTTAATAATGTTAATAATATATATGATATATACAATATTCCTATAGGTAGTAAAGTTCAGTTTCAAAATAATGAGAACATATGTACAATAATTGGTTACAATTGTGATAAATCACTAGTTATGTATATAATGCAAAACGATACTACTATATTTGAAAATATGAAATTTGAATATACTGTAAATATCTTAAATATATTAGACACATCTTTATCTTTTACTAAGTTGACTATTTAATAATACATTTATATACGATTATTTTGACTATTTTGATTTATTAAATTATCAAATCCTGTAATTATAGGATTAACATCACCAATTAAATTATTTATAAATGATCCTAACCGCACACGAGTATTATGTGCACTAGTATTGGAATTTAATACATTGTTTATAAATGGTGCAGTAAGATCAATAAATGATGCAAACCCAGTACTTTCAATAAAAGTATTAACTTGCTGTGGTGATGGTAATCGTGGCTGTGAATTTAAAGTACGAGGTGTTTGTGCGTGAGGTGTTTGATTTACAACTACATTAGATGGCTGCACTGGCTGCACTGGTTGCACTGGCTGCACTGGTTGCACAGGCTGCACTGGCTGCACAGGCTGCACAGGCTGCACTGGCTGCACTGGTTGCACTGGTAATGTTTCTATCACACATGGCTCTAGATCATTATCTAAATCATCATATGTTAATGTTGCATCATCAATTATATTAATTACATTACGCGAACTTGCAATATTACCAGAACTAATACTATCACTACCATTATCACTATTACTAGAATTGTCACTTAATAAATCTGTAGCCATCGTTTCTCTGTAAACAGTGACATTATGTCTACATGTAGGACAAGTATTTTTTTCAGATAGCCAGATATCAATACAGTTTAAGTGAAAATTATGTTTGCAACATTTTAACTGTCTGCATATGTCAGTAGTTTCAAATTCATTTTGACAAATTAAGCAAGCAGCCCGATCTATTTCTGTATTGTTTAACTGATACATATATACATCATTTCCATCATTTCTATCACTATACTTATATACATTACTAACTTTATTAATATTTGCAGGTGTTAGTCCACTAACAACCGGTTCATTATTGTTAATATTATCATTACCGGCATTACCATTTCGAAATCTAGATAATATCTCTGGATTAATATTATTTATTTCAATTTCAATAGGTATATTATCGTTAATAACATTATTAAATAAGCTGGTAAGTAATGTATTAATTCTATCAGAAATTGGTTGCAAATGAGCATTAGGAACACTAGTAGGAACACTAGTAGGAACACTAGTAGGAACACTAGTAGGAACACCAGTAGCTGGTTGATGTCCAAATAGATTTGAAAACACAGCACTATTTGATAATGTACTAGGCATAAATTCATTATTAAATATAGTAAACCCCATTATAGTGTCTAAATGAGGTATTTGACTAGTTGGATGGGTAGTAGTTGTATTAGGTTGCATATTAGGTTGCATATTAGGTTGCATATTATTAGTAAAGTTGAGTGGTACTGTATGAAAAGCTTGAGGTGTGTGTATAGATGCATATGTAGGAATTGTTGAAGGTCTTGATGATGAAATATGTGTAGGCGTAAATGGATATGTAGGTGTGCGTTGAGATATAAGTGGGTGTGTAGTTGTAGTAGTAGTTGTAGTAGCATTTTGATATGCATTTTGATATGCAAATTGCGGTAAAAACATTTCTCTATAAATATTTATAGGGATAATATGCCGTTCTATAACAATATTTTCCATAACTATTTTGCTTAATTTAAAGTATATTTAAATTATATATTAAAAATCTTAAAAATACGTACCTTTTGCAAAGTTAACTTTTTCTTTGAAAACTATAGATAAAATTGATTTTATAAAATATAAACATAAACTCAATATAAACTTAACATAAACTCATATCTGCAATGAGTGAACAAACACATATAGTTGAGCGACACTGTGGTATTTATAATACAGGTAATGATTGCTTTATGAATTCATCACTTCAGTGTCTAGCAAGTTGCCCATTTATGTTGGAATTTATTAAACATTATATTATTGAAGACATTGAAATTACTAATATATTAAAAAAATATGCATCTTTAAATAATGATGACCCTAAAGTAATTAAACAGGAATGTGCAAATTTATTAAGTAATCCTGATATTATTTTAACTAATGATGAAAAAAAAATAATTACATATATTGCTAAAAAAAGTGATAGTATCTATTTATATATTGTCATTAAAGACATGATTAAATACATTATATTTAAGCGTGATAAAACGCTCAATCCTAAATGTTTAATTGATATTGGTAAGCATATTACACAAGGAAAAGGTTTTGAACATCTATTTTCAGGAGAACAGAATGATCCACATGAATTTTTAGCATTTATCCTTGATATATTGCATAATTCAAAATCACGTGCAGTTAAGTTATCATCTCCTCCAATACAACCTACTCATACACAGGTTAACCGGCAATATTTTGAGCATTATAAAACCCGCTATGAAAATGATCACTCTTTCTTTGTAAAAAATTTTTATTACTATATGTTGAACTGTGTGCAGTGTGCAAAGTGTGAACATAAAAGCTGGGAAATGTCACCTAGTGATATAATCTGTCTACCAATGCCTGAAAATGTATTTTCACTTGCAAATATTAATATATATGATTGCTTTAAAGAATTATTTCAAACTGAAAAAGTTGATTATAAGTGTGAAAAATGCGGCAATACTGAAGAAAATCATTTAGAAAAGAAAATTCTCACACGACCGCGAACACTCATTGTTAAGCTTAAACGTTATGCAGCTATTGGTAATGGTCTAGCAAAAGTATCAAAGTTTATTGCCTACCCTGAAATTCTTGAATTGAAACAATATAGTTGTATTGAAAAAAACTATCGGTATCAACTATGTGGTGTTATTAATCATATTGGTGTTATGAATGGTGGGCATTATTTTGCATACACAAAAGAATTAACAGTTAAAAATGATAAAATTGTGTATGAAAATTGCTGGTGGGAGTGTAATGATGCAAATGTAAGACCAATATCTATTGATAATGTGCTAATGTCACAACATGCATATATGCTATTCTATGCTATAATTGATGAATAGTTGATGAATAGTTGATGTAAACAAGTAAATTAATTTATAAGTTAATTTATATTGATTAAAGTTAATTAGTTTCTTTTTTATTTTTCATAGTAATGATAAACAATTTCTAACAATTTCTAAAAATATTTTAATATCAGTAAATAGTAAATTACTTTACACACTTGAATATTTTAAATGGTTTTTAATTATCCTAATATTTCTACACAAGGTGATAATAACTATATTATACTTGGAATAACTGCAGTATGTGGACTTTTTCTTATAATTATTGTTTATTATATTGTAGTAAGTCGAAGTGGTAATCAGAATGAGATCAACAGTTTATATAATATGCCAATTAGACAATCAGGTAGTATGGGAGATATGGGGGGAATGGGAAGTATGGGAGGTATAGGTTATTCAGCTAATCAAAATTTACCAATACCATCTGGAGCCAATTACAGTTCATTTCCAATACCAGCTAATGGTGCAATGTCAAATATGACAGCAGCACCTGCATCTGTTACTAAACCAACAGCACCAGCTCCTACTCAACCAAGAACTCCTGAAGTTTTTAATGTTAAAGCAAATGTATATACATTTGATGATGCACCTGCAGTTTGTGGAGCTTTAAACTCTGATGTAGCTACAATTGAGCAGTTAATTACTGCCCATCAAAATGGTGCAGATTGGTGTAATGTTGGATGGACTAAAGATGGACTTGCAGGATACCCAACACAATTATCTACTTGGCAAATATTTCAAAATAGCCCTGGACAAGAATCCTCATGTGGTAAACCAGGTATTAATCTAGTACGCAATGATCCAAATCTATTATATGGTGTTAACTGCTATGGGTCAAAGCCTGATCCTATTGGCAATGAAAAAGTACGTGTTGGCGTTATAAGTGATGCACAGGCTGCACTCAATGCTAAGATAGCAGAGTTGCAGACTAATGGACATATAAATCTAACGCCATTTAATTCTGATACCTGGAGTGAATCATAAAAGTAAATTGGATATGATATGTATGCAATTTGCAATATGCATTATTCATTATTTAGTTTTTCGTTGCCTTTTTAGTTTTTCGTTGCCTTTTTAGTTTTTCTTTGTCTTTTAGATAATGCATGTTGTTTTAGTGGTTTTAGTGGTTTTAGTGGTATCATTGCTTTAGCTTTGCTAGAACAATTACAGAGAGAAGTAGCTTTATCAGCAGTTAACTTTCTAGACATTGTTAAATTTTCAGATGTAATTAAAGGCTTTAACATTATTATAATAAGTAACAGTAGCAGTATCAATAACTTTAACTATTGTTTAGGTAGATTTTGTAAAAAATTAAAATTAAAATTAGGAATTAAAATTAGGAATTAAAATTAAAAAAAATATAGTAATGCTATCAATAAAGTAAAATTGCTAAATTGCTAAGCATTATCATCTGAATTCATAATACCACCAAAATTAGAGAAATTGGAAAAATTTATATAGTATCGAATAGTTGACAATAATGTTGTTAATATACTATTACCTGTATTAGGCTCATAGTATTGAGCATTGTAACTATTATGAGTATCATAAGGTTTTTCACTATCAATATCTAAAGATAAAGATAAAGAACTATCAACAGTTTGATCAGCAATATTACTATTGCAAACAGGATTAGATATTTGTATTGGTGCAATACTATGATAATTTTGTGATTGTTTTAACATATTTATATCAGACATATTCAAAACTACAGTTTGGCAATCTGTCATGGTATGATATAGAGATATAGAGATATAGAGATATAGTAATATACTTTTAAGCTATGTAAAATCAATTTTAGCAGTTTACATACAATAATAGCACAACTAACAACTAATTACTAAAGGCAAGACCACCCATCCCGCTCATTATACGAAAAACATTATAGTTAGTACTGTATATACGCACTTTTGCAGCATCACTTCCTGAAAAGGTGTTATTTGAAATTGTTAGTAGTAAAGTTGCAATATCTATACGAGAAAAATTGCACGTTCCAGATGGTTGATGCTCTTCTGGCTTTAATGCAAATGAGTATACATTTATACCTATTGCAGGGCAATTTTCATGACATTCTTGGGGTATGACTGTATTAAAATAGCGGCCTTCACGTTCAGCTAAACGGTCGTGACCATTTAATTGAATTTTAGCAAAACTGGTAGGATTTTCGCCGCTATCAAAAACAGGTAAGTGGCTTGTCCACGCTTGTGATGATGCACCACCGAATAAATCTGTAAAGGTTAACGCTGATACATTGCTCCCAGCAACTCCATATTGCCCGGCTGTTGCAAAACTGCCATTAGCAGTGCCTGTCATCGGCAAACTGTTATACCAATTGCCGACATTAAATGCGGCTGTACCAATTCCCCCACCTAGAGGATCTTGTGGTGTACCTGAAAAATATGTGTAGTCAATAGAATCTGTAAAGTTAAACCATTGCTGTCCACCATAATTGACCATAATTGCAGGATCAATAACACTATCTTTTTGTGTTGTCCATACAATTTCTTTAACTGGATGGTTAAATGGCATTTTCAACTGTACCGCAGTATTATTTATGGGTTCGGCGCCATTATACTGTAGTTGCTCAATGAGATATTCATGGCTAGCTTGTGCAAAACGTCGCCGTTCATCAGTATCTAGATATATATAATCTACCCATAAGCTTACATCTACTAAATCTCCTGGAACACGGGTTGCTGATGATGCCCAAAAGCAATCTGCTAAGTTAGCTAATTGCAGATTAATCTTAACATCGTGATATTGCAATGCTATTAAAGGAAGTGCTAGACCTGGGTTGCGATTAAACCAGAATCTAAGGGGTATATAAAGTGTTACCTGTGGTGTTGCATCAATAGTAGATTGAACTAGTTTAGGAACATTGCCGACCATAGTTGCATATCCGGCTTGATGACCAGATGTTTGCGTTAGCTCATTCCAAATATGAAGCCAATGCCCATAATGGCGATCTATTTTTTGTCCGCCAATCTCTATCTCAGCATAAGTTACAATAAGATGACCTAGCCAATTGAGCCATCTAAATTGATCAGTACCATTAGCTTGTACTGCGGGAATTGTAACTGTTACATACATACGGTAAAGCAGATCGCCATTGCGGGAAATTGTTGTACTTATCGAACGTCCCCATGTTGCAAGACCGTTAAAGGTTTGCTGGATAGGTTCAATAGAAAAGTTAGTATGACGGCGATAAACTACTTTAAAAAAGGTTATTTGAGGGTTACCCGTTAGGTAAACATCCTGGGTACCATAAGCTACAAGTTGCATTAATCCACCACCCATTGTATAGTTTTAGTATAGTTTTTAGTATAGTTTTTTAAGTACTTTAGTTTTGTTTTGTTTTGTTTTGTTTTGTTTTGTTTTGTAAGTACTTTAGTCTTTTAGTACTTAGTTAATATATTACTATAGATATAGAGATTATTTTGCATTCATATACGTGTAAGGCATAATTCACAATTATTTGTGACCATATATTTTATTTAGAGCTAAGATACATTTAATTTATAGTATTTTTTTAGTCCAACCACTACCAGTATTGTCTGCTTTAAACTGTTCTATAGTAAAATATTGTATAGTATTAATATTATTTTCAATAGTATTATAATTTATATTGCTTTTATTATTTAAACGATGTAAAGTTTCCTTAATTTGAGCAATTGATTGTGTAGTATCTAATTCTTTAATATTTAAAATTTGTAATACAATTTTTAATTTTTTAAATGAAACAGACAAATTTATAATACACGCATCAGATGCATTATTAATATTTCCATAAATTAAATATCCATTTGTGTCATTTAAATCAAATGTATTTTTATTAATACTAGGAATTTTCCATTTAATATAATATGGTATAAGATTAGGATTTGCAGGTTGTATTTTTAATAAATTATTAGATGTATTTATTTCATTTACTACATTTGTTGTATTAGGTATATTTATTAATTCATCATATATTTTATCTAATAAAAATATACCTAATTTTTTACCTTCAAATTTTAATTTAACTATATGACTACATAATACTTTAATTTCTATAGTTGAAAGATTATTTTTAATATCTATAAGACAAAATGCATAAATATTTAAATCCGTTCCTTGTAAATACCATATTTCATAATTAATTAATTTTGTTTGTATATAAGATTCAAACAAACTGCTAAATGCATCTTGAGTATTGTGGTTTATTTGTGAATTAATACATAACTGTAAAGCATTTTTTCTATAAGATACCATAAAATTTTCTATTTCTTCATCAGTGCATTTACCTATAAATAATTTTTTAAATGTTAAATGTATTAAAGTTGTGTCTTTTGCAATACTATTATATTTATTTTTAACATTAATAGCATTTTTAATTCTAGTCATTCTTATCATTTTTTTATGAATTTGTTCTACCGATAGTATAGTTTTTTGTTTTATAGGTTTCATATGTGTTTTGCTTGCAATTTCTATATTAAGTTTACTATATTCATTTTTCAAATCTTTTATATTTTTTTTAATATTGTTATTTAATTGTGTTTTGAATTGTTTAAGATAATCATTTTGTCCTTTTT